TGCAACAAACGTTACTGCATCTTCATCATCTAAATTACTAATTATCCCAAGAATATCCAATCCGTCCATTTTTATCTTTACTGTGTTTGTTGTCATTTTCTCACCTCAAAACTGGGATTTAGTCCCAGGCGATTCCTGTCTCCTGTTTTACCAGTTTGTCAAACATGCTCATCCATATCCGCTCTGCACGCTCAAGGTTTTTGTATACCTTGTTTGCTGTTGCGTCATCGGCGGCCGGGAAGTCGAACTCCTCCTCGTTCTCCTTGCTCCACTTCTCTGCGATTTCTTTTGCCTCTTCAAGGAGTTTCATTATTCGTGCCATCTTTTTTGTGTCAAGGGTCATCTCTCTCACCTCTTGCATGATTAGTAATTAGACTCATAAGTATATAATACTTACTATTAACAATTGTGAACTATTGAGATCGCCAAAAAAACAAAGATAAAGTTGATAAAAGAAGTTCAGGGTTTATTCCATTCCTCAATTGCTAATTCAGGCTCTAAAAAGTAGCTTGTCCTGGCATGGCATTTCGGACATTGGATGTAAAACCATTCATGACTTTTGTTCATTTTGGCGCCGATCCACAACTGCGATTAAGTAATTCATCCATTATTCGCACTTCCCGAGGTATGGACAGGCGGGATCAATGCAATCCCATTTTATCTTATTGATTTGTCTCATTCCTGATTCATAGATAGTTAATTCGCATGAACATTCACCGCATTTTTTAGACTCTGTTTTCATTGCATTCACCCTCACAATTCATATTTCCCCGCACATTCTTTCGTGGTTTGTTCCGTATTTGAGCATAATCATGTTTTTAATTATGTCCCATTGGTTTGGATTTTCCATGTTCGGAGCGAATAAGCTTTTGTCATCGATATAGATATCCGCTGAGATCTTTCGACAATCTGTACTATATCTGCGAATCAATATCCTGCAGTTCTCATTGCAATGGCAGTATTTCACTCCGTTTCGATTCAACCAATCGATCATCTCATCCTCTTTATCCCGGGCCCGGCAGGAGTCGATGATGATGCAGTAACCATCATCATACAGTTCATTGATTGCCTGTATTGCGCCAGGATAGGGGTTGCCGATATCCGGATACTTATCCTGAACTATCGTTCCATCAAAGTCGATGGCGATAATAGGCATTATTCTATCTCCAACATGGCTTTTACTGTTCCAGAGAGTTCATTTCCATCGAAGATGTCTTTAGACTGAGCATAACACGAATTCACTTTAATCACAGGGGCCTCCTGGGGGAATATCCCGGCCATCCGCATGGTTATCATGTCGGGGTGGCGCATATCCTGCAAATCAACTTCTCGAAACTCTATTCCTTCTTTTCGTAACAATTCTTCCAGCCTATCGCATTTCGGGCAGGTTTCAAGTCGGAATACTACTATTTCGCTCATACCAATACCTTCTGTTCACTAAAGAACGTCTCTAACGATACCTGTGGTGCTTTCGCGTTCCGTTCCGCTCGTTTCAGGTTCTCGACTGCCTGCTTGTAGTAACTCTCTTTCAGTTCCGTTCCGAGTCCGTATCTACCCATTAACACAGCCTGATAGGCAGTTGAACCTAACCCCAGGAACGGATCAAAGACGACATCACCGGGATTTGAGTATAACTCAATAGCACGTGCGATAATGTCTAAACTCATCGGACATATGTGTTTTTCATCCTCCTCCTCACGGGCACTTTCCTTCTGAAGCGTGTGAGTCGGTGAGATATCCATCCATACCGGTGATGCATACCGCCTCCATCGTTCGTGCGATAAGTTCCCGCTTGCTGGTGGCTCTTCTCCGTAAAATGCCTGAAGTCCATGCTCATGAGCGACTGGTTCGGGGTTCTTTCCAGGCTTCCTGAAGCAGAGAAGGTATTGAGGTCCTCCTGCTCTGCACATGGCAGAGTCTTTGCAGAGTTGTTTGTGGAGTAATCCGAGTGCTTTGGTTCTCGTTGCTTCTACCAGCGGATCTTTCCAGATGACGAACTCCGTATGGAAAATGAACCCGAACGATTGAAACATCCTGATTAAATCGCCTCTGAAGTCCTTGATCCCGATGTATCCCTCACGGGTAACCGTGGCGGACATATTCATGCAATCAACAGCCACCTGACGGCCAGGTTTCATGATTCGGTATAACTGTTCGACGACGAAACGGAAATGCTCAAAGAACTCCTCGTCGTTTACGCAGTTGCCGAGGTCTCTCACTGAATTCGAGTATACATACAGGCTTGAGTATGGCGGTGAGAAGAGGGATAGATGGACTGATTCATCTGGCAATCCTCGCATTATCTCGACACAATCGCCGTGATAGATTGCAAACTTGTCACTTACACACTGGTCTAATACATTCATGATGATTCTCCTATGATGTGATTGATTTTGTATGATGAGTAGAGAACGCGGGCGTTCCCTCCATGCCCGGGCAACCGTTCTGAATCGTTCGGGAAATAAATGCCGGTAGTTTCATCGATGCCGCCGGGTTATAGTCCTGGTTATTCGTCGTTCCTCTGATGTTGTCGCTGCATAGTTCCTGCGTTGCTGCAATCATGCCGGAGAGCATTTCCTGAAACAACTTCTCTTTGTGCTTGATGTTCCGAACCACTTCACCTTCATACTTCGATGTGATGAAGTAAACGTTTACGGGTTTAGTTTGCCCGAATCTCCAACATCTGCGTATAGCTTGATACACCATCTCGAACGAATCGCTTAATCCAACAAATGCCATGTTATGGCAATGCTGCCAGTTTAAACCCCATCCTGCGATCTGGGGTTTTGTGACCAATACGCGGGTATCTCCTGATGAGAACTTGTTCATTTCGTTCTCTTTGTATTCCGGTTTGTGAGTGCCTTTTATTTCTACTGCATCCGGTATAGCAGCAGTTAGGGCTTTGCTCTCATCATTCAAATCACACCAAACTATCCAGGGTTCTTTTGATTTGTTTACGAGTTCGGCCGCTGCTGCAACCCGTTCAGCGATGCTCTCCTTTCGTGCGGTTCTGCGTTCTGACAGGCTTTTCGCTTTGCTGTAAAAGAACGCGGTCTCTTTCGGTTCTACTGTGATTTGTTCGATATTGAGCGCAGGAAGGTCAAACCGTGACCCGTCGTATCCCAGGTCTCTCGGATTTTGAAGCATGACAGCCCACGATGCTACCCACTGCCAGAACTCCTTAACCGCGTGGCGTTTGAGTCTCCATACGCTTGTATCACCGCCGTCGTGCATAAAGAACGTCGCTAACATCTCCTGCATCGTCATGATTCCGAGGAACTCTGCATGGTTCCCTAATTCGGTGTGATCGTTCGGTGATGGAGTTGCTGAACAGCATAGCCGGTATGGAGTATCACGGAACATCTCACAAATCTGGTTTCTGATGGTTCCATTGTAGTTCTTGAGGATGGATGATTCATCTAATACGATTCCTGCAAACACCTCTGGTTTGAACAGATGCAGCCGCTCATAATTGACGATGTTTATTCCAGGCTTTACGTCGTCCATCGTTCTGCAATGAGTGACGTTGATACCGAACATCTTACCCTCTTGCACGGTTTGTGCTGCTACTGCTAACGGGCATACGATGAGGACATTTCCTCCGGTGGCGTTCTCGACTTGTTCAGCCCAGGAAAGTTGCATGGCCGTCTTACCTAATCCGGTCCCGGCAAATATGCAGGCTTTTCCCTTCTTTGTAGCCCATCGGACAATATCGGCCTGGTAATCGAATAACCCGGCAGGAAGTTCACCCGCTTCAAACCCGCTCTCTGTGTGGAGTTTCTGTTTTTTGGAGAGGAGGGAAATGTATTCGTGCATCATGGTTTCACCTGAATAAGATTCCTTAAGTGCTTTGAACTCCGGATCAATAGTAAGAATAGGTAACGAATTTACACCTTGAGAGCAAATATTCAAACGATCACCTTCTCGCAATTGCAATGGTGATTGCCCGGCTCCGTGGACTTGCAGGAACAGGAAGCCGGGGATTCATTCATCTTTTCTTCAAGTGCATCCAGAGCACGAACGATAATAGCCTCATACGTGTTCTTTCTTCCAGCACCTTTGAGACGATACAACCGGTCTCGTGTATCGCTTGAGATTACTACAGTCGTAACCCGTGATTCAGGTTGCATAAACTATAGTTATATTCTAAAGTATAAAAAGATAGTTATATTCTAAAGTATAAAAAGAGGATCAAAAGTGTGACTATTCAGCGCGACATCAGAGTAGATAATATCTCTCAAAATATCCATTCCCTCACGACTGCGCAAAACGGTAATTAATTTACGCATCATACCCATGTTCCTCTGCATATCCAGCATACGTTTCCTACCGGCACGCCACCGTTCCGGGTTGGTTTGAAGTGTTTCCTGGCTTCCGGGTGAAAGCAACAGTTCCCGTCATACTCTTTCCATT